ACACGAAGAGTGGTGGTGTTCTGTTTGTTTGGGTCTTGTTGGTCACGTTCAAGGGCAATAACTGTATCAGATAACTGTGCAATAGCAGCAGATCCTCTCAGTTGTCCTAATGTTACACGTGCTCCTTCCTCATGGTTTTGATCTGACTGAGTACGTCTGAGATGTGATACAAGAAACAATGTGATACCAGTACGTTCAACAAGTGATCGTAACTTGGTCATCGTTTGGTCAATCATACGTCTCTCATCTCCTTCTAATCCACTCAGTAATATACTAAGGTGGTCAAGAAAGATAACACGACATTCCAATCCACAGGCAAGGTATTCGATCCTACTGTAAATTGTGTCAGGGTCATAGCTGCCAAAGCCATCGAACAAGAAAAGATTCCAATTAGCAATAGTACTGTTGTAGGCGTATTCGAGTTCTGCTCGTTCATATTCTTCAAGATGATAAGGTTTACCGAGCTGTGCGGACATTAATCCGAGAGCCGTCCTACGGTTAGATTCTTCAAGTGCCAAGTAACCGATTCGTTCTTGTCTGTTGAGAAGATGACTTGCAAGAACCCTACAGAAGCTGGATTTTCCTGTACCAGATCCCGAAGTAATTGTGATAAGTTCTCCATACCGTATGCCGTGCAGCTTGTCTTGTAGTCCTTGAAATGGGTAATCATGGTCAGCGGGGGGTGTGGGTGTGGTAATTAGTTCAAGCAGAGACTTGGCATCAACAATACCGTCTGGTCTGTATGTCTTTGCATCCCAGATGGCTCGTCTTACTGCCTCAGCATCTCCTGCTTGTAGTGCCTCAGAAGCATCTTTATACTTCTCAAGGTGGGCAATTTTAGCTTTCCCAGGCGGTAACAGTTCTGCACATTCTTGTGCTGCCAGTCTACCTGCCTCATCATTGTCAAAGAATAAAACAACTTCTTCATAGTTTTGAAGTAAATCAAGAACCCTTTGTAATGATTTCTTTGCAGCCTTTGCTCCATTTGGTATGGATACATGTGGCCACTTGGGTTGTGCCTCCCATCCAGAGGCTGCGTCTAACTCACCTTCATATATGGTAAGCCGAGTGCCTTTATCTGGGAATAAATTTTGCCCAAAAAGTTGATGGTCAGTGTTATTACCTTCCATCCAGAAGTCTTTGTCCTTTGTTTTGACTTTTGCTGCACATACTTGACCATTTTTGGTAAAATAGTGCATGCGTAAGGTGTCACCGTCCATATGGATGCGGTATTTACGACAGGTCTCTTCTGATAGACCTCTCTTCCTTAGTTTTACAGGTTCACCTTTTAACATAGCTGTCTTGACCTGTCTGCCACTATCGTCACATGGCTCCCCGCTACTAAAATGGTTACATACAAAACAATAAGTATGTCCATCATCATATACGGAATTACCGTCTGACGAACCGCAACTAGGACAGCTGGTGTGATATAAGAATGTTGATTCATCGGAGCCAGTCAACTGGGATTGCATAGTAAGCACACCAAGGGAAACCGTTCTTTTCTGCCCATTTTGCGTATGTAGTTTTGGAACGTTTGGAAATTTTATTGTTAGGTGATTGAAATATAATACGAATGTCTAAGTCTGGATGAGATTCTTTCACAGCTTTCATCTTACGCCTCTGTTCTGGAGGGAAGTAACCCTTAGCTTCGAGGTATATATCCCCAACCTTGAAGTCGGGGATGTAGTTTGCCTCGATTAAATAAGGTAACTTCTCAGATTCATACTGATAAGGCACTTTCATTTGATCTAACAAGTCAGCAACTTGTTCTTCTAAATGACTACGCATTAGAAGTCGTCAGCCTCTACTGAGGCAGGTGTGCCAGCTGCTTCGACATTAGGATCTTCAACCTTAAAACCTTTTGCTGCACCAAATAAATCTGCTGCCTCTTCGGGTGTCATGTCACCATTGTCTACTACACCAGCTCCGCTATTAAGACTAATAACTTGGACTGCCTTTAGTTTTAATGATGTACCAATGTCACCGCTTGGAAGTACATAAGGTTTCTGGAAGAAAGCTAGTTTAACTTTACTACCACTGTAGATTGGTGTGTCTTTATCTTTAATTTCTGTTCCTTCTGTATCAACAACAACAGGAATAAACTTGTCGCCATCTCTCCAGCTGAAACGTACATGGTAAGTACCCTTCTGATTATCAAGTTCTTCCCAAGGTTCAGGCTTGACTGTAACCCTTTTAGGATTCTTTGCCTTACTCTTTGCCCATTCAAGAGCTGATATACGCTCTTCTTCAAGTTTAGATACTAACTCTTCTTGAACAAGGGCAGATAGTTTGTATCCCCACTCACCTGCTTTTAGGATAGCTTGGAAGCCATCAAGTGTTACAGGTTGGGGTGTTACGTAAGTGTGCATGGTTAACAGAAAAAATAGGTGGAATTGGAAACGACTCTAGGGTCTAATGTTCCAACGATTGGCGGTGGTTCCGAGGCATTGATGGTCTCTGCAAATTCTGAGAGCCAGCACTTTTCGGAAAAGATATTGGTGTAGGTTTCTCGCACAAGGCGATTGAGTGTTCCCATGTCTCCTGCTCGGCAAAGAACAGAGTCATGGATAACTGTGAATGGTTCATCGAATTGATTAAAAGATCTGTGAAGGATCGAAGCATCGAATGAATGTATGTAATTAGGGGCAGTACTAGACTTATGTTTAGTTGGACTTGGTTTAGATTTACCCGTAGGTAATCTTATCTGTGTCCTACCTAACAACTGTAGTTGCATCTGTTTAGTTTCAATGTCATCTCTACGTTGATTAACAATAAAACCAGATGGTGTAACCCACTGAACTTCAGTAGCACCATTTCTGATGTACTGTCCGACATGCTTCTTTATCCATCGCATTACCTCCATAGGCCCTGGCACGATTGAATCCATACTGCTATATACAGCATTGACAACCTGTGTCAGTTCATCTTTAGTAGGGTCGATACCCTTCTCCAGTAATGCTTCACGTATGTACTTGCGACTACTATCCTTAGTAGCATTGTATGGTATGGTCATCACCGTGCGTTTGCACACGGAACGATTCATCCAAGGGTGCATGTAACTTGGGAGAAACTCTTTAGCCTTCTCTGCCACCGCTCTGTAAGCGTCACTAGGTTTTTCACTAGGTACTACGTTTACAAGTTCTGCTGTACTTTTGTCGGCTGCCATTCCTGCAAGTATCTGGAGTCCAGAACAGGTTGCATCAACGGCTACCATAAGACCAGTAGTTAACTTGTCTTTAGCTATACAACAGTGGTAGTATTCATGACATGAAGCCATAAATTGCCAAGGCTCGTCTACCTCTTCCCATTCAGATAAATACCTAACGGGGTCAGTAGCAACTTTGGTGATAAGGTCAGTATTTTTAGACACCCATTGATGTCTGTCCTCTAGTGTTTCTTTGTCCAGTCCGTAGGTTGTAGCTACTTGGAAAGATAACCAGAGCTCTGCCTCATCTGTCACACTAGACTCATCAGCAAAACGTAATAATGCTTTACCAAAGTCTGTGTCTTGTGGTGTGAGGAAAGCTGGGATAGGGTATGCTCTACCTCTGTAGTCGAAAGACCAACAAAGATAAAAGACATCATCCTTAAATTTATCAGCTGCCTCTAGTTGTGTTCTGGTTCTGACTGATCTCTTGAAATTGATACGGTCAGCGTTATAAGCCTCAGCCATAGCTCGTCTCCAAGCTAGATTGCTTTGCTCATTCTCATCTGCATCAGCGGGTCTAGGTAGTTTAGTAGCGGGGGATATAGGTATAAATTTACCTATTACTCTACCACTCAACTTCATCTCCTCTGCTACATCCAGTACATGACGATTTACACAGTATTTCACCCGCTGTAACTTGTTTAGAAAGTTAATGGGCGTCTCTCCGTGTATTATGAAGTGGTTGCCTTTTCTTGTAAGATCATGACCCTTCATCATACGATTTGTTAAGTAACCTCCATAGATTATATGACCTGCTTCATCATAGCCCCATTCATCTGGTACTACTAGCATTGGCCAAGGTATACCAGCAAATAACTCTGCTGATTTAATCAATTCAGTACGCTTATCATTAAATTCAGGAGTAGGTACTACCCTGTATTCATAACGTTTGCGGTGAGTCTTACGTTTGTTGATGGTAAACCAGCCTGTGGTGTCCATAACAATACATAATCCCCAGCGACCAAGCGAAGCTTTAGTCTTAACACTCCAGTTATTCCAACGGATGCCATGTTCACCAAACTTTTTACTAGCAATCGCTTGTTTCTGCATTGTGCCACACGCATCATGAAAGTATGTGTTGCTGATGTATTGCATAAGCCCTGGATTGTTATGCTTATACCATCTAAACTTACATTCTGATTCAAGTGCAGACCCAAGAGCAACTAGGGTAGGGGTAACTAAGTTAGCTCCCTTCATAGTACTGAACACTCTGTCAAATGTTATCTTTAACAGAATGGTAGAGATAGCTAGTGGTTCCAGATCATCTAAGTATTCTGAAACCTCTCGGTAAAACTTACCAGCTTGTCCGTTCTTTAACTTGCTGAAGTTTTCTTCAACTGTCTTGACTAAGTACGGTAGTGCTTCTTTGATTGATGACACCCCGTACACGCTTGCGGAAGCGTAAGATTTCCCTTCTAGTTTCTCTAAAGAATCGTGAAGTCTTTGCCTCCCACAGCTGATCGCTTCTTGTTCGAGAAGGAATTGTCGGTGTAGGTTTGTATGCGTCACCATAAGCTAGAAAGAGTGAGTATTCGTAGTCATCAAGACGGTCAATTTGGCGTTGTGTCAAATTAGTCATCATAAATTTTGCATTGTTGTTCATAGGGAAATACTTTACAGTACTCCTCCATGTTGCTGAAGCATTGCCAGTTGGGTAGGTAAAACCCTAACTGATACACTGCGTTGCGTTTGGTAATTAGCTGACCTTGAGAGGCTAGAGTCACTAAGAACTTATCTATTGATGGCGGGCCACATGGGTCAAGCTCTATAAAAACTTCCCCTGTTGCATCATCAATGTAATAGCCTAGTCGATCTAACAGTTCTGATAGGTCATGTGGATTGAGTGTCATAGTAAGTCATGGAGTGTGTCAAGGATTGCATTACCAGTCATGACTACATAATCGCAGTCATTCATGAGTAAGTTTTTCATGTACCGTTTAGCTGCCACACCTTGGCGGTATGATCTCTCTTCGATCTTGCCATCGGGCTTGATTGCCCTAACAACACAGACGTAGGAGGCGGGCAGATCCCAGGTGAGAGCTGCCTCGTGACCCATATCAAAGGTGATTTCAGATAGTTCATCAGTTGCTTTCCATCTGTTGATGTCTCTTATTCGATTGTTGAATGGGTCTTTCATGTTACCATATTCTGATTGATTTAGTTGGTGGGTTGTCCTTGTTGTGTAAGAACACGGTGTACTGGCAGCCCTGTATCCCAAGAGCGATAGCAAACATGATGAGACATGCCTTCATATCAGCTCTTCGTCAAAACGCTTCATAGCAATCTCAGCTTGCCTGTCCTCATCGTAGTAAGGAAAGGCTGCCTTGACCTCTTCAAAGATAGTTTCAAGGCGTTCTTGTGCGTGTGGTGTACTCATAATTAACAAATAAAGTGTCCGCTACAGGAGAATGACCATCTGAATGGATACATGTCACCGTACTCTTTGGCAACACGTTTGTCTATGATCTGTGCTATTGCGTCCCTGTCTTGGAATGTTAGACAGTCAGCAACATTGATGTCCTTGGTACGGTGGAGCTGCTTGTTATGCTCCTCCGCTTGTTTCATGAGGTCATCGTATTCCATTAGTCCAGCTCCTTCTCTTGCTTGAGTGTCCTGAGATTGTGTGTTTCAATCTTGAACTCTTCGTCTGCAGCTGGTCTGTCCATTAGGCGGGCAAGCCTACATAGTACAGCTTCTTTACTATCGAATACACCTATAACCATAGTCTCGAAGCTGTATGGGCTGACACGTATGATTGAGTATACGATAGGGTCATCGCAAGCATCAAAGGTCTTGATGTACTTGTCGGTTGTGGTGTTTGTTTTGATGGAGTTAGCCATGTGATTGTAACCAGTTGAGTGAGCGTTGCATAGTGTAAGGATCATCGCCAAACTTGCCGAAGGCTACGTTGCAGGAGTCGCAGATGTAGCCTCTGAACCTGTCATTGGCGTGGTCATGATCTAGAACCCATTTAGTGGTATGCCTACCACATGCTGGGCAATTTCCAGGTGACGATGGTGGCGGGTTCTGTCTACGTAGTCTACGTCTGACTGTAGCTAGAGAGTTTGAACAGGTCTTGCACGTATTCTTACGACCTGCACCCGCAGTGCTGAACAGTGGGAAGTCCTCTAAGATTTTGACTTCCCCGCACTCTTTACATTGTTTACAAGCAGTCATTGTAGTAGTTGGTGTAGACTACTTCGTCTGCTAGATGACCGAGACCTGCATCTTCGAGTATGTCGTAGATGTCTCTGCCGTCTTGGTCAAAGGCAACAGTAATTGTGTTGTTTGATGCTGGGTTGTAGCTGTACCCTGCCTCTAGTAAAGAGGAGGATACAGACTTGTCGAAAGTAACAGTCATGGTGTGGCTAGACATTTGTAAGGGATGGTTGTTGCAAGACTCGCACTTTGGCAAGCTTGTGTTTGTATATAGAGACTGGTGTGATCTCTTTGCACTTGACACTCTTGAGTTTACAGTTGGCATTGACCCAGAATCCTAAGCTCATGTTAGGTTGTGCAAGTAGGTTGGCGATAGCTCTACGAGATACGTTGGTGTACTCATAGCGTGTATCTGTCAAGAACTCAACAATGGCTGTGCCTGATAATGGGTCTACGTCAATAGACTTGACACATGTTGAGGTGCGTGATTTTGGTTGCATAAGTTGAAAGTGGTAACAGTAGAGGGAGACCCTCATCCAATATATTAACTATACTGGAAGAGAGCGTCAAGCTCTTTGATACGATTGAGTGGAATTGTGGCGGTTTGCGTGTCATGGTTAGTAGGATGTGTGGATGTTGGCGGTGAGGTGGCTGCTGCCTAGCATTACTCACACTTTAATGATAACAATAGTGACCTAGTCAACCAACGTGTACTATACATTGTATATGCGTTTGTGTGCAACCCATGTGATGGCTTGGATGTCAGCAGCTGAGTAGGACTCACATAGCTCTTCATTGATGAACGAAGTGGCGTCACGATAATCAGCCTTGATTTGTGAGCGTAGCTTCTTGCCAATGGCTGGTACTTGTTTCATGGTCAAGCGTTGCCCGAACCATACGGAGTAGGCATGCCCGTCAATGCACACGTCATTGAGTGCAGTGTTGGTGATGCAGTTGAAGAACTCTATGATCTTTTTGCCATTGAGTACTTCTACAATGGGCAGGTCACGTGTCAAGATGTCAATAGCTTTCTGCTTCATCTTGCCATAGGTGCAGACCTTGACGTTGAGCATGTCGGTACGTGTACCGCCAGCAGCCCAGCATTTGATGATAGCTTCAGCGTCTATGATGTTACGCTCCCAGCGATTGTTTGGGGAT